CTTCTACCTAAGACAGGTGCACCATCACTACCTTTTACATCCATCTCATACCACTCAAAGCCATCACCAGCATACACACCGTTCCTAGTAACCTGACCATAAGATTCAAACTTTGTTTGTTCTCTAGTTACAGGGTCTACATATGTAGAAACTTTACCTGTTGTAGGCGCTAGTACTTCTTCCTCTGTTGGTAGCTTTGTTTCTGGTTGATCCATACCCATTATGGCAGGGTCTCCAGAAGAGAGAACGCCTTCAGTAGGTGTTATGTTTGTAGTTATATCACCTTCAAAGTCATATACTTCACCAGCTTCATCATCCATCCGCTTAGCTATCTCTAATGCCTTAGCTTCTTCTTCATTCTCTGGGAAGAACTCCTCTTTTAGTGCACCATATACACGTGTGATTAGGCCAGGTTTACCTTTCTTGGATGCTTCTAATAATCCTTCAAGAACAGATTTTTCTGCTGTAGGTGTTTCTTTTGCTGCAATCCTACGTTCTATCTCTTTCTCTAAGCTTCTAGCACTATGCATCATAGCACCCTTAACAAATAGACCTAGTACAGGATTAATAGCACCTGCACCAAATGCTATTGCTGTAGACTTAGCAGACGATTGATCATCTAACATCTTAGCAATTTCGTCTGTGGTAAGCGTCTTATAGTTAATAGCCTTAGGTGCTGGCATCGGTCTACTGTCTCTACTTCTACCAGTAGGTGTTACAACCTGTGGTTCTGGTTGCGCTGCAGTAGTAGCAGTAGTTGTAGTATCTGCAGTAGTTTCCTCTTGTAGTGTATATCCAGGAGGTATAGACGTTTGAGGTTCACCATTAATAAATGTAATGTATATAGTGTGTCCAGATTCACTAACATATGTACGAACTTCTACACTAGGTGCACTACCTACCGATCCGTTACCTGCACTGATACCTTCGCTACCTAAGCCCAGCGCACCCATAGTTTCGTAACCTTCGTCACCTGGAGATAGAGCATAACCACCCTCAGCCATTGCCATAGGTTCGCCATCATCTTCTACTTCTAGTTCTGATATATCAAACATCATACCATCAAGTTCATCTACAGGCTCACCACCAATACGTCCGTTTTCAGCCATATCTTGATAACCAAATTTAGCCTTAGCTCGTAAGTTTTCAAAGAACCTAACACCATAGAAGCGTACTACGTCAGAAGGTACGACATATTCACCCTCACTTAGTTGTGCTGGTATATCGTCACGTACCTCTTTTGGGGTAGAACCCATCGGAACTTCGTTACCTGACACAGGATCAATACCCTGAGTGTTGTCTGGTACTGTATCTAAATCTACGCTACCACCCAGTGAAAAAGCCATTCTTGTTTGTTCATTCATTATTGTTCCACCTTCTTTGAATCCTTTTACATTTTTAGTAGCTGTTATTATTGAATCTTTTAAAGTAACATTATTTTTGCCAAATACTTTTTCTACAAAAGGCAAATACTCACTTGTAGTTTGAAACCTTTGCCAACCCTTAGATGTTTGCCTTGCACCCTTTTCTCTATCTGCTTTACTTCCTTCGTACACAGAAAAGTGTGCCTTTCCTTTAGGTTTTATTGCGTTCTCTGCCTGTTCAACTACATTAAAAATGTTTTCATCTTCTTTTATAACATTTAGTACATTGTGAGACATAGCCATATCAGCTTGTCCATCTTTTACAGAGTCAACAACTGCTGCATTATGTTCTGGTGTTCTATTAAACGGATCATAAACTTTTACAGTTGCACCTTCTTCAGCAGCGTCTTGCACTAAGTTATCAAAGCGCCCACCACCAATGTCAACAATAACATCACCGTCTTTTATTTCACCACGTTTCTTTAGCTTATTGTAACCTGCAGGTCTTTTAAACTCATTTATAGATGTTGCTGCTGAGTCATAAAGTTGTTTTGGATATGACCATACACTTTGCTCTTTAGAACCATCTATATCTGTACGTGAAACTTTTTTAGTTTTGCTAGGTACTACTTTAAAGTCTTTACTCTTTACTCGGTCTGCTAATTCTGAATAAACTTGCATAGGCATAAACGTAGTATCACCTGCTCCTATACTATTTTCCTGAGCAACTTTTTCTAACCTACGTGAAAAGCCTTCACCAAAAGCAGGTTCGTCCATAAGATCCACAGCAGACTGTGTTACAGTTTTATCAAATACACCTGCTGGTGTGTCTGAAATCATGTTTATCTGAGGCACACCTGTCTTAGATACACCATAATCAGTTTTTTTATTAGGGTTTATTTTTACACGCTTAGCTACATCAAATACTTCTCTAGCACCATTCTTTATAGCTTTAGCAGCGGCATCTCCTATTCCAGGAATAAGACCTACAATAGCAGCTCCACCTAAAGCACCAGCTAAATAGTAATTAGGATTAACCTTTTGTAGTTCATCATAGACTTCTTTAGCCGCCATAGCATCACCAATAATAGGTGTCATACTAGCAACAAAAGTAGTTGCATCCTTTATAGATATCTCAGGAATATTAACCTGTAATGAATCTGCATAATCACGCCATTCATCTGTAGTTCCACCTTGAAACATTTCTTCAGTTTGATTATCTAAGTCATCCATTTACTTTATCCCTCAAGTATTGAAGTTGACGTAGCGCACGTATAGCACCTTGATGCCTGTATAGTTCAGCAGTATCTGTAACAGTTTCCATACTACGATGTTGTGTAGAAATACGCTCCTCTAACTCAGAGAGAAACGATTCCCACGATATCTGATTGTTTACAAAACCCTTAAGAGACATTGCCACTAAATCCTTGTTCGCCTGGAACTGGTGCTGTACCCATGCCTATCTGTCCACCTCCACCGCCAGATGTGTCCTGTACGCCTCCCTGAGGTGTCTGTGGCGCTTGTTGGCCTCCCTCTGGTGCAGGTACACCCTCAGGTGCTTCTGGAGGCTGTGCTGGTTGCTGGAAGCCTTTGAGGATCTCAGCTTGGATAGCAGCGTCTGCCATAGAGTTAGTAACCTTATCAGGATCGAGATCCATAGACTTAGCAATCTCACGTATAATGTAATCCATCTTAGCAAAAGGAGCTAGTACTGGGTTCTGTGCTACCTGTAAGAATTGCATTAAGCGCTGGGATCTTACTTCGTTAGCCATTAAGCTTTCTGTACCTGATGCATGTACTTCTAAGTCACCACGTATTTGTTCATCAAAGTCAAACTGCATGTTGAAAGAGAAGAATGCTTTACCTAGTGGGCGAAGTAAATAATCATCAACGTTTTTAACTACTGTACGGATAGAACCGTTAGCAGCAGACATAAGCATACTAATACCTGAGGCTGTACGCCCAACGCCTGATACTCCTGTTTGACCATGAGCAAAGCTAGGGAAGCCAGTACTTTCATCTGCTAGTACACGTGCCTTATCAAATAGTTGCATATTCTCTTGAGCAACATTTGGGAACTTAGTACCAAAGATGGCTTGTCCTGGTGCACCCCCAGCCCTGCGGAAGACCTTGCCCGGGTATACAGATAAGTCTTGTCCCGGTGTTAAGTTGGTCTCGTCTACTTCTATAATAAGATTACCAGATAGTGCAGCATTGTCAATAGCCATACGCATAAAGCCATTCATTAATGTCTGTGTATCATCCATATTCTCAGCAATACCTACACCAAAGAAGCTGTAAGGGTTATGCTCGTAAGGAACTGCATAGTAAGGAATACGAGTAGGTTTGAATGGGTTCAGTACAAATCGTAGTACTTCACCATTACATACCCATACGTTACAGTTAACCTCATCTAATTCTTTTAGTTCGCTGGGTATATTAACACCATGCTCTTCAAGTAGTTCAATGTCTACGTAACCCCAGAACTCTAATACTTCCCAACGCTCAGAGGATGGTTGTGTATCATCGTCCTCCATAGTCATTTCCCAGTATTTTTGTATGTAGTCAGGCCCTTTATCTACAGCCATCTGAACTGAATCAGACATGAAGTAGGGACGACTTCTTAAAGAACGTAATTGTGTACGTGACATCTTATGACGTTCAACAGTATATTCTGCATCATTCATAGACTTAGCTTCTGGGTCTGGGTAGAAGTCCCAAGAGGAAACATGGCTACACTCAGGCACTGTTTTGACTAATGGATCATACTCACCATCATCATTCCAGTTAGGGTATTCTTTATCTACTGCGAAAGGACCCTTCATAACACCTGTGCCTAGTAGTGCCATCTCAAACGCCATAGAGCGTAAGTGTGTTGATGCACCTGATTCTTGTAGCTGATCATGGATTTTCTTTTCCATCTTCTTAGCTGCAATCATAGCTGGGTGGAACGATACAGTAGATGGTGTAGTGCCATCACCCTCAATAATCTTATCTGATACAGCTTCTAGCTTACTGTTTAAACCACCCATTCGTGCCTGTAAGTCCATAAGGGTCTCACCAGGTTTTAGTGTAGTATCACCGTTGAGAAGATAAGAACCAGAAGCTTTATCTTCAGTTACAGGTTTTAGTGCATCACCTGCAGCTTGAGCCTTAGGGTCTATATTAATATGTACTGCTTCTGCTACACCATCAGGTAATACAGAAGGATTAACTGATAGTGGGAACTTGTTGTTACCAAATAATACATCTACAATCTGACCATATGCAGCAAGTGTCTTAGTCTTAGTAACCTTAACAAATACGCGAGACTTCTCTGTGTCGGTAAACTGTACATCCTTGCCGTATAAGCCCCTATAGTTTCGGTAAGCTTTTAACCAGCGCTGTTCATCTGAGTAACGTGCATCTTCTGCTCGATTGTATCTCTCTTGTACAAAAGCTACTACACTAGATTTTTCTTCAAAGATTTTATCCGTACTGTTTTCTGCAGCTACGACTTCATCTGTTTCAAACATTTCTTCTTGTTCTGCCATTTATTAATACCCGAATGTTGTATCACTAGCTTGAAAGCCTGTGCGTTGTGTTGCTGGGTTGAAATCCCAAATGCTGCTGCGTGGACGTGTCATAACACCATAACGTAAAGCATCGTATAAGTGATCCTCTGCGTGAGTGTCTACATCTTCTGGGTTTCTCTTATCCAGAGGAATGCTTGGTATCTGCGCTATAGTGTTTGTGCAGTTATTCATAAATACTAATCTAGGCTTCTCAGTAAACTCATCGACTTGTAACCGCCTATGTATTTCGTTTTTACCTGCGACACGCGAACCCCTAGAGCGATCAGATGGTCGCCAGCGACAACCTTTCATAATCATTTGCTCAGCTAGTGATGGTCCCGTGTCGCCACGGTTGTGCCACAAAGAAGAGTCTAGCACCCCGTATCTCATACCACCATCTTTTTTCTCTAAGTCTAAAATCATATCAGCTAGATCTGTAGCTGTAACCTTAGAACAATATAACTCTCTGTAAGCAATGAGTTGCTCATCGGGTGCGACAGCAAACCAGATAACCCCTGTATAAGATCCGTAGCCGTAGTCGCAAGCTCTAAACTTAACCCAGCTTTCGGGAACTTCAAAAGCGTCAATGACATGTTTGGTTCTGTCAAACTCTGGGAAAGCTGCTCCATCATTAATATCCCAGTTACCTTCTAAGAGTTGTTTTCTTTGGTGCTCTGGTAGTGACAATAGCATCGCTTCATAGTCACCTGCTTCAGAAAGATACGGATTATCAAACAATGATGCAGGTATAAACCTACGCTTAAACAAAGGTTGTCCTGCTTTACTATGCCCTACAGGATATGTAATAGTCTCTCCTGTTTCAACATTAGTAGCCCAGAAAGGCTCATTAGATGGTCCAGGATCAATAAACATTTTCTTAACCCACTGGTGACCGCTACCCCCTGGGTTGGTAGTAGCTCTCATGTACAAACCTAAGTTTTTAGCTGAACTACGTAAACGTGATCTCATGTAGTCCCAAGCGTAGGGACTCGACCATTGTGTAAGTTCGTCAAAGCCTATCCAGTTAAAAGCCTGTCCTTGGTAACGAGTAACGTCTGTATCTTTATCCAAGTACGACATCCAGAGTCTACCACCCTTAGGTGAAGTCCACTGTGACTTACGCTCAGACCACTTTATGCCCGGTATAGCTTTAGGGTATAACTCTTGGCTCTTTTGTATTAATTCTCTAAGTTCTTCTGTAGTATGACGTACAAGCAACCCTGAGAAGTTAGGATCGTTTAGTCCATGTAGAGGATCAGCTAACATAGCATATGATTTACCTCCACCAGCTGCGCCGCCATATAGTACTTCTCTTTCTGATGAACTCAGAAACGAGGTCTGGGGGCCTGGGTTAGGCTTAAACACTATATCTTGTGCTAACTCCTCATCATATGCAGGAGCAACAGCCTGTGCTGGAACAGTATCTCTAGGCACGTCTATCTTTTCAACTGCCTGTACCTGAGTCTGCGTAGGCTCCAACACCTTGGGTTTCGAGTTTTTCGATTTCCTCAAGGGTTTCTTCGAGCCACTTGGCAAACTTGCGTTTAATAGCAGATGCTTTTCTACGTCTTTGCTCAACTTCGATTCTCTTCTTTAGTCCCATATGAGATATATAGCGACCTGTTTCTTTGCTCAGCCATTGTGCTACTGCACGATAACTATACTGCTTAAGATGTCTCTTTGCAAGATCTAAAGCTTCAAGCTCCAGACGGACAGGTATCAGAAGCCTATCATTGTCTGGAGCTAGGACATACCCCCAAGGTATCTTTGTTGTAACACGAACTATTGTGTGCCACTCTTTTTCTTTGCCTTTGGTTGGCTTTGGTAATTGCCAGAATCCTAGGTCTCTTGTTGGAATACTTATTCGTTTGTGCCTTCTTTTGGTGGTAGATAGAAGATGCCACCACTTGATGTGACATCCACTTTATCTACTTTACCAAGTCCAGCGCGGTCTAGCAAGTCTTTTGCTGCAACCATTTTTTCTTTTATGCCTAGCTCAGTAGGATCAGAAAGAGCACCTACCATAGCAACTGCAGCTTTAGGGGCAGTACGGGCAAAATAAGTACGAGTCTTCTCGCCTATCTCATCCTTTAGGGATTCAACAATAGCTGTAGTGCTGCTGCTGTCCCCGTAACCTGCCAACCTTTTAGCTGCAACAGCATCACCATTAGCCTCATCGAATAGTACTTCAAGAAACTTGTTTTGTTTTTCGGTTAGATTTCTCGCCATATATATGCTCTCTTATCTCGCCACGGCTAATGCCTATGTCGTGTAAATCTCTGTCACTCATATTGTTAAGTAACCAAAGATCAGCCCTTGCTTGTTGTGTTCTTTGTACAGCCCTAAAGCCGCGTTGTAAAAAGTTTAGCATCACTATCTCCTTTGTTTGTGTGCGGAGATAGTTATACTTATTTAGTGATTACTTAGTACACCTGTTTATGCATACCCGTTAACCTACAGGTATAAAGGTTTCAGTTACTGTAACAATAGTATCAATGTGACCAGCGGAAGTAGGGACGTTTTGTATTTTGTCACCGGGCTGTAATACTAGATCAATGTCAGAAAAAGAAACGTAATCACCAGAATTCAAACTCTTACCTGACAGAAAGTGTGACGTGTAAGTATCAGCTGCTATATACCATTCTACATCTACAGAGTTTGTACTTCCACCACCATTAACTACGTGAATAAAGGTAACTTCAGCTACACAGTTAGGAGGGCACGTATATACAACTTCCGTTGCAGTCCCATTATTGTGACCGTACACAGAACGCATACGTGAGGATTTGCCCTGATTAACTAAGCTCATTACTCATCAACCCACGCTTCATTCTCTGGTGTGTTAGGATCATCCTTAACGTAGTGACCTTTAGCTGTACGTGCACGTTTCTTACCTTCGGGTGCTTTAGACTTTTTCTTAGCCTTAGGTTTAGTAACTTCAACGGCTCTACAAATTTCTGTTACATTTGGATCATTACAAAAAGCATTACCAAATCTATCTTCTATAGCCGCTTGATTGCCACGCTCATCCCAAACACAACCATCTACATCTACTGTGTAGCCGTGCTTCTCTAGAGCATCTTTATATTTTTCATAAACCTTCATCTACCTATCCTTTTTTCATAGGTTTAGACGCTGGGTTAGATGCACCACAGTAACCGCCCCTATTCATCTTCATAGGTTTCTTAGCCATTCCACCATACGACATTTTAGTCTTACCTTTTTGACAACCCTGTTTAGCACACTTAGCTGGGCTAGGGCAATCTGGACACGCTTTAAATTTCATGTTCTTTTCTTTCCTGATGCTGTTGTAGACCAAGCTACACGTCCTGGTCCTGTTTTCTTAGCTGCTTCTTTTTTACTTATTTTACTCGCCACTTTTTTGGGACGACACGCAGGATAAGGTCTACCACTTTCCGATACACCCGACCTACCACATTTTTTACCTGTTTTAACATCTGTCCATTCCTCTCCGAACCATTTACCTAAACCACCCTTAGCAAATCCTCTACGACCTACAAGAACGTGCTGACTACGTGACTTTGTTTTTCGTCGTGCCACTATACTTACCCCCAGCTTTTTTATACTCCTTAGTGAGCCAAGCAGATGCATAAGCGCTGGGCCATACTTTAAACTTTTTCTTAGCCAGAGCTTTCTTCTGGTTATACAATTTCATATTTGTAGGTTTAGGGGATGCTGCCATTACCACTTCACCTTATCAGCCCAGTAAGCCGCTGATAGCTTACCTCTTTTAATATTCTTAGCGTGTCTAGCCTTAAAGCTTGCACGTTTCTTTTTCATCCTATCAGATTCACCCGCTTTAGGTTTACCTGCTGTGGATGCACCCTGCTCACCAAAGCGAATCATCTTAATAATATCACCTACTTTAGCTAATACTACGTGAGATTTAGTAGGGTGCTTGGGCGTTCGCTTGGGTTTGTTGTAACCTTCAAACTTCTCACCTCTGTATTCAATAGCCATTATAAAGGGTTATCCGCTAATTCGTCATAGGCTTTCCAAATATCATCTACTTCAGTCTGTAGTGTATCTAGGGTATCACCTAATCCATCTGTAATAGTTGTAGCTTTATCTACTTGACTACGTAAGTCTAGTAGTAACTTCTGCTGTTCTAGTATCTGTTGCATATTAGTCGTTAACTGTGCAAGCTTCTGGTTTAGACCTCTCACATCATTATCTAGTATAGCTTGTTCTAACGTCTGTATACGAACTATGAGTTTACCTTCTAGTTCCTGTACATTAGTCTGGATTAAAGAGTCTAACGTTATAATCTCACTGCTTAATTCATTATCTACTTCAGTAAGGTTGCGCTGGGCTACAGTCTCTACAGATGTTATGCGTTTATCCATAGCACCTGTCTTACCATCTAGTGTATCTATACGGTCTAATGATTCTCCTACACCAGCTTCTACACCATAGAAACGGTTAAGGGTATCATAACCAAAGTATATACCACCAGAAATAGTTGAAAGGACAGGGACAGCTACTGCCATCACCCATCCTTTTATATTGTAACCACCTATGCTAAAACTCATTGTGTTGGCATTGCTCCATATTCATTTATGTATTCACCTGCAGCATATATCTCTGAGGCATTCTTCATTTCAGGTGTTAGGTATCCTTGGAAACCTGTACCAAAACTAGAGTCACCCCAAGTTATTACAAACTCATCTATATTCTGAGTATATGTAATAGCTGTATAGCTACCTACCATAAAGTTGTTAGCTGAAGCATAACTGTCTACAGTAGCTGTTAAGTCATCATTGTTAGCAGCTGCCATATAAGCACCAGCCTGTTGAGCAAATGTTTCTACAGCGGCTACAGCCTCATTATACTCGTTAACTTCTGCTGTGTCAAGGCTATACGCATCTGTCTCTAACATACCCTGTAACTCAACTTGTTCTGGCTTAGTATCAGCCTCAGCGGCTACACTGGTTACAGATACTGCTGTCATAACTATTGATGTTGCCGCCGCTAAGTTGTCTACCGCAGTATCTAAGCTATTCATGTTAGCCGCATGTTCCTGCATAAACATCTGCTCAGCTGTTTCAGCTATAGCGTAGTCATGATTCAGTACAAGCTCTTTAGCGTCTAAGTATGCATTCAACTCAGATGATGTAATAAGCCCATCGTCAAACGTATCATCATTGATAACACCACCAATAGCGGCATAACCTACAGCACCTACAGTCATAACAGCTGATTCAGTTATACGATCTTGTATATCACTGATTGAAGCTATGAGTGCATCAATCTTTTCCTGCCCCGTCATTGAGTATTCTGGGGGTGTTGGTGACTCTGCGTTTGCTAGTGCGGAAACGCTCACTAAGACTGAGCTTAGGAGCATCGTCTTCAACGGTTTCTTCATCTTTATCTTCCTCTCCTACCCTCAACAGGGTGTTCCAAAATTCCTGGTCTTCCTCATACCCAACAATATAAAGTGCTGGAGTCTCTCTGTATTTCTTTATCGCCGCTTTTCCCATAAGCAACTTCCCTGTCTTACTATCGTTGATAGGGCATGGCGTATTCGCTAACATCATACTTCTAAACACTACAGGGTCTTGGCACAGAATAGATATAGCTGATACCTGTAGCCCTAAGCCACCTACTTGCTGTGGTGCTCCTAAGAGCCTAGCATTCTTTCTACGGTTACAAGCTTTATCCTGAGTCATAGTACCCTGAGACAAACCTAGTATGCTTACCTGTATCCCTGTTGAACTGGGTAGTAAGCAACTGTCGTTACCACCACCACCCATCATAGTAGGGGCTATTGCTGACATTACAGGTGCAGCTGAACCAGCACCCGTAGCATTATAGTTATTCGTTACAGTCTCATCAGTGTTGTTACTGTCTACTGTTGAATCCTGGTAGTTATTACTGAAGTCACCAGTAATATCATTCGCTCCTACACTCGTCCCTAAAGCTGTTACGAATACTACTATCTTCACATAGTAGCTGTAGAGCCGCGTCTTCCTGTCCAATAATAGCAAGTGTCTGAGCATTTTGGTTTCTCTGGCATACGTCATCATCGACACGACAGGATGCTGTATAGGTTATAGTGGTACATCCTAGTAGTAGCACAAGGGGTAATAGCTTAACCCACATTGTCACGTTCTCTATCAGGATCTAATACTTCGTATTTAGTGAGGTAACCCTCAAGGTACATAGCTCTCTCTACGTGATCTAGAGTGTATCTCACTCCAGTGTCCGCTTCTATAGCTGTTCTTACATAGAATACATCAGACTTAGGAATGTGTACACGTTGTAGTTTCTTTACATCATTATCAGCTATAGCGTCATAGAACTCTTCAATGACATTCTCTGATGCATATAGTTGTATTCTTTTATTACGCATTGTCAATACTTTTTTTTATAAGGAAAGAGGTACGTGACGCAATTACATGCAGGAGGGAGGAGACATGAGGAGGAAATACACACAATATACGCCACGTACAGTAGTGTAACACTTATGTTTGTTACTTTTATGTGTGTTACATACGTATTAGTATACAGATATATAGTAACACTTACAAGTAAAAACTTTATCTTAGTTTAACTTATTAATATATATTACTTTATTAAGAGTTAAAACACTTAAGTGTAACTGTATTGCTCCTGCTCCGCAGTTATACTCATAAAAACACCCTAGTCAAGCCCTAATTTGTATTATCTTGTAAGTTTTTTCTAGAATGTTGTACTTTTGTGCTTGTACGTATACGAGGGGACCTAACTCAAAATTCACTTCTGTGTGTTTATACATATATACGTACCCCCCAACCCCCCATGGTTCACGCCCCTGCCCCTTAAAAATAATAATAATAGCTAAATAGGGGTATATAACACTGCTAAGTTACTGTAATTGTTACATAAAAGCACTGATACAGCGTCAATTAACCATGAAATAAGCGTAGTTTTGCGACACTTTTACAACACTGTGTCGTTTTTGCAACAGGGATGTATGAAAACATAGACCCCACCATAAAGTGTGACATATATACCACATCGCCTGGAAAGTGTGACATTTATATCACAGCTCTTATTTTATCATTCACTATTAAACTATCTAGTTAAATATATAGTTCAACGTTAAACCATTATCATTCAGTAATATAGTTTAATGTTAAACCATTTAGTTGGAACAAAAGTGAACACGCCACTGACGGCCTCTAGAGTATTTCCATAGGCTAAACCACACAAACAAACCTAACGCCTGTCAGCGGTTAATTTTTACACAAATGCTAATACTTTTTTAGTGCTATTATATAGTATAACAAAATCCAAAAGAACAAATGCAGAACATTGAATATGACGCAAGCAGCTGAATATAATTTGATAATGTGGAAATAAATGTATTGTCTTTTGTGTAATAT